ATGAGCCTGTCGGACAACGTGATGCGGTCCCGCAATCCCGGAACGCAGGCTAGCCCCGAACCGAAGCGTGGCCTTGCCGACCTGATCATGATCGGTGGCCTCCTGGCAGGCCTGGCCGTGATCGGACAGAGGCTCATGCTGGCGCTGAGCGCTGGTTGAAGGCGTGGATGTAGGCCTTTGCGCGGCGCGTCCCTTCCTGTCGCCCGATCCCTTTCGCCGGCGGGCTTCCAAGCTCGCCCATCGCCCGTGGGCTCGGCCGCGCTGCTCGTCGACACATCGCGTCTCCTTCGGCCCGCCTGTCGTGGCGGGAAGATGTTTCTCCGAGCAGGGCAACGGCCGCTTCACCATCCCACGCGGATGCTGTTACTGAATCGGGGTCCGGGCCGTTTAGGCGGATGGATCAGTCCGCGCCTCCCGAAACGGACCGTCATGCGACGGAGTCGGATGCCCTCGCCGCGTTGCCGACGGGCGTTTTTGTCACCCGATGGCGTCAAATCACGGGCGAGCCGCCGGCCGTTCTCCTGAACTCGCGATCCGCGATGATCGCGCTACTGGTGGAGAGTGTACCCGCCGCGCCGCTCACGCTTCCCGGTGCCGGATCCGAAAGGACGGATCTCGACGCTGGCCCGCGCCGACCGCAGAAGCAGAGTGCGGGACGCCCGGACGGGCGAAGCGGGGGATAGTCTGCGCTCGGACCGCCGGGCAGGCCTCACGTCGACCGAGACCCAGAGGCGACCCGCGCAGAAAATCGGACCGAGGGGCGCAAGTCGGACACACGTCGAGGCCTGCGCAAGGCCGATGAACGCGTTCGTGCGGACACGGGACGCTCTCGAGGCGGCTGCGGCGCGTTACACGCGCCCAAGCATCACGCCTGTTCGGCAACACTAGGCCGACCGGCGCCTACTTTCAGTGATCTCGGGAAATCTTGGTCGGAGTGGCAGGATTTGAACCTGCGACCCCCACGTCCCGAACGTCGGGGTATATCTTCATCCCGTAGTGCGCCGACCGATTTTCAGCACGTTTGTTCGCGATTGTTCACGCTCGTTTCTGTCGTTCCTGTCGGGTTTCTGTCGGGACCGGGCGCCCGCCTTTGCCGCTGCCTCGCGCTGATAATCGGGATGGTGGTGCCAGTAGTGCCGCTCGATAGTTTCGACCGTGGTAGCGTAGAAGCCCGCGGCATCCTCCTTCGTCATGCCGTTCTGCATGCCCCAGGTGACGGCGGTGTGCTTCAGGACGTGCGGCGTCACGTCGGCCGACAGACCCGCATCCGCGACCGCGCGTCGGAAGGCCTTGTCCACGTCCAACACCGGAGCGCCGTTCCACTCCACCACGTGATGCCGGCAGAGCCCCTTGCGGTGCCATCGCCGCAAATGCGCCAGCAGGCGATCCGGCAGTCGCACCGGCAGCTTGCGCTTATTCGTCTCGCGCTCGCCGGCAGGGCGCCGGTAGAAGACACCGGTGTCGAGGTTGATCCAGCCCCTCCCCTCGGTCGGCTCGAACGAGGCGGCGCAGATCGCGCCGGCCCGGGTGCCGGTGTAGAGCGCGACCAGGATGAAGCGGGCAACGTGGCGGCGCGACCGGCGCCCGGTGGCGTGTCCCTTCTGGACCTCACGGTAGCGGTAGGCAGCGTTGATCAGACGGGCAGCCTCGGATCGGGTCAGCCATCGCTCACGGGCCACGCCCTTCGGTGGCAGCACAACGCGCACGATCTCGCGGTGCAGGCCTTCGCTTAGATGATGCTCGATCGCCGCACGTAGGTCTTCGAGCTGCCGGCGTGTGCCGCCCTTTGCGATGTAGGCCCGGCACGTCTCGCCGGTGACCTGCGCCAGCGTCTTCGATCCCCAGAACCGCTGAAGCGCCGCAGCGCGTTGCGCGACCTCTTTCGGACGCGCCTGTCGTTCAGCGCAGTCCTTCAGGTAGATGTTGATGACGTCGGCGACCGGGACGGCAGAGAGTGGACGGTGGCCTTCGCGCGGCGGTTCGTGCTTCCCCGCGAGGTAGCGGGCGAGGGCTTGCTCGGCTTCTGGAGGAGCCTTTCGATCGTCCTCGACAGGGACGCCTGTGCTGCGCTTGACGGAGCCGTCTCGGACGACCCAGACGGCGCGTTCGAGGAGCTCTCCTGTCCGCTGATCGCGCCGCTCGGCCTGAGGGTAGAGACGGGCGCCCTTCGAAGGCCGCGACATGCTTCTCTCATCCGTTCGATCTGCCGAAGGGTGGTGTACTCCTTACCCGCCGTGAACTCGGTTACCAGGCGTCCGGCATCGCGCTCCTTCCGGAGCCCACTCGCCGACATGCCTCCACCGGGATAGGCGAGCGCGGCCGCCACGTCGAGGCGCAGAGGTGTGTCGTGGTCGACCTCGTGTCGAGCTGGGATGCTGACGCTACGCGGCACGACCATCCTCCGCTCGGTCTACCCTGATGACGCAGCCAGACTGGATCCAGGCGGCTAACGCACCTTCTTCCCGGAACCACTCACCAGCCGTTCGCAGATCGTCGAAGTGCGCATGAAGCCGCTTCTCAAGCGCTGGCGATCCGTGGATGCTCGCGGCCAGCGTGAGCTTCTCCGCCGATCCGATCTGCAGGTAGCTCAGTCGGCTCTTGGGATCGTTGCGGGTGTAGCCAATCTTAACATGGCTACCTGATCTGATGACGTAGACGTAGCCGGCCTGCTCGTCGTCTTCAGGCAACCTGAGCGCGTTCTTAAAAGCCTCCAGATCGCCCCGCATGATCCCGACTTTACGAGGACTGAGCCGATAGCGACGCGGGCCTCTCCCCTCGTCGCACATACGGCGGAGAGCCACGGCGCTCAGACCCAGCTCGTAGGCAGCGGCCGACAGCTCCACGAAGCGAGGCGCGGGGTCGATCATGGCTTTCCTCCCTGTTCCTTCAGCCCGGCTTCGTACTTTGCGCGCTGGATCGCGCGGTTCTGGATGGCGGCGCGCTGCGCCTGGAGGCGCTGCCACTCGGCCTTCGCCTTCTCGGACTGAGCGACGATCGCCGCCTCGTCCTCGGTGAGATACGCCCGCCAGTTCCAGCGCGGCGGTCGCTTGGCCCAGGCGGTCATGCTGCCCTCCCGCTCGTGTCCTCGGTCGGCCGAATGATGCCGTCGACCGGCTTCCCGGCCTTGGCTCGGAACTCCTCGATGTCCGCGACCATCTTCGTGCGCCCGCGCCGCTGCGCGTCGAAGTAGCTGGCCCCGTAGCGGTCGGTCTCGATCGCGCCGGCCTGGATCGCCAGGGCGCGCTTGCCCTTGGCGATGTCGAAGTGGACCCACGAGGCGTAGCGGTGCTTCCCGAACGAGAGATCCGGGTGGCCCTGGATCCACTTCCGGTCAACGCCGATGCGGTCCACCATCGCCAGCAGCTCGTCGAGGCTGTCGGCCCAGAGGTGGCACATCATCATGCGCCCGAACGGGAAGATGGGCTGGTCAACGTAGCAGCTCATTCCGCGGCCTCGGCGATCGGCGCGAGCTGGTCGATGTTGCGCGCGTGGACGGAGAAGCTGACGGCCACGACCCACGGGTTGGCCTGCCAGGACTCGGGCCCGTTGATGTGCCCCCAGAGTTTCGCGAAGCTGCGCGCCGCGTGGCGGCCGCCGGGCTCCTCGATGCCGACGGCAGTGATGCTGTGTGGCCAGATGCCGGGCACGTAGTGGAAGGGCGGATCCGCGCTTTCGAGCTCGACGCCCTCCGCGGCCGCATCCCGCTCGCTGATGTCCTGCAGTCGCTCGACCCGGACGTCCGTCACCATGAGCGTGAGGCGCGAGGCCCAGCGCGGCATGTGGATCGACGGACGCCAGCGCGAGATCTCGCCGTCTACGGTGCTCTCGTCGGCCTTGTAGAAACCGCGGTCGGCCAGAGCCTGGGCGCCCGGGTCGTTGTGGGTCAGCGCGTCGAGCGGCGCCCATGCCTCGCGGACATAAAGGCGATCGCCGACCGCATACGGAAGTTCCTGCCGCGTCACGACACGACCGAGCGTGACACGCGGGCGCCGGTCACCCTCGGCATGCAGGCACCCGACTTCACAGAGCGTCCCCCGGTCGTCGACCGCAAAGGGGATCGGCTGAAGCTTCAGGATGCGCCGGGTCTGCGTCTTCCGGCCGGCGAGCAGCGCTCGGACCATCGGCGCTGAGAAGATCACGGGACGGTCAGCCATGGTCAGGCGCTCCCTTTCGTGCCGCCCCAGTATTCCGTCGGCTTCTCCAGCCGCCGGTCGATCGCGCGCTTCAGGGCGTCGGCTGCCTGGGCGTCGCCGTAGTTCGCCCGCCATAGGTCGACGGCGGTCACGACCATCACGTGGGCGGCGATGTCGGCCTGCATGCCCTCGTCGAAGGGCTTCTCCAGCAGATTCATGATCCCGCTGGCGAGCTCGGTGACGTGCCGGCCCGAGACGTTCGCCATGCCCTCGGGTGGGACGTGGCCGGCCGCGGCCTTGCGCTTCTGCTCACCCATGGGTCGCCTCCTTCTTCTGAGCGGCGTCGACGGCCTTCAGCGCGCGATCCGCGCAGCGCTGGCAGAACGAGCCGATCCGGTCGTTGCGGAAGCTCATCAGGTCGCCGGTGGCGGGCTTGCCGCAGGAGGCGCATGGGCCCAGGCCGCGGAACCAGCGCGCGGTCGGGTAGCAGGGTGCCTTAGCCATGGCTCACCTCCGGCATGCCGTTGTGCTCGACGCCGTCGAGGAGCCGGCCGGCGGCTCTCTTGCCGATCCGCGCCACATACTCTTCGTCGGCCGTAGCCTCGCCCCAGCCCTGATCGCTCCACCCGTGCAACGGCAGGCTGACCGGGTGATCGGCGTACCAACCATCGGCAGACAGCCACTCGCCGTTCTGCTTGTGGTGGTACGGCACACCGGCGGCGGCGCACTGGTCACGGATGCTGCGAAACCAATCTGGGTGCGTCGGCCGAGCCTTGTGGCCGCCCTGATCGGTCTCTCCGCCAGTGATGACCCAATCGATCCGCTCGATGCCGGAGGCCTTCAGGGCATCGCGGACCACCGTGAAGTCGCCGGCCTTGCCGTAGACGATCCGGGTAAAATCGATGGGTCCGAGGAGCGGCTCGGCCGAGACGAAGCTGAAGGCCGGGCGCAGGTCGCGGGCGGCGTCGAGCAGGTGCCGGACGTTCCGGTTCGCGACCTCCTGGTTCTCGCAGGTGGCGCCGAGTGCAGCGTTCTCCGGCAGCCCGCCGGCTGCCTCGGCCATGGCGACTGCGTTCTGCGGGCGCTTCGACAGGAGCAGGTGTAGCAGGTGCGGCGTTTCCCGCATTACCGAGAACCACTCGCGCCGGATGCCCGGATCAGCGGCGTTGTCCCACGGGTCGCAGAGCGACGGGAACACGCTGATGATGCGCCCGGCTGCCTTCGCCTCCCGGTCCCATTTCGCGAGGTTGCGCCAGTAGGACTCGCTGGTCCGCTTCCGCTCGCCGTGCGGGCCCCACTCGACGCGGCCGAGGCGGGTGTCCATCAGGTGCGCAGCATAGCATCCGTCGCACGCCGGGCTGACCTTTGTGCAGCCAATCCAGGGCGACCACGTGCGGTCGCACCACGAGATGCCGGTTTCCTCAGCCACGGGCGCCTCCCGTCGCGAGGGCGGCGGTCAGCGCGGCCTCGGCATCCTCCAGAACCTCGTCCTTCAGCTTCTGCGGCAGGATTGCGAGAACGTTGCTGATCGGCGGCGCGCCCCGCCGGCCGGTCCGGGCGTTGGCGATCGCCGCTGCTGCCGCCTCGATCATCTCGCGCGTGATGGTGCTGGACTCGGCCATACTGCTACTCCGCGGCTTCGAGGAACGGGGTGGCGTCGTCGCGTGAGCGCGGCACGGCGTCGGCCATGATGGCAGCGACGCAGGCCCTCATCTTCGCGACCGAGACGGCGTTGCCGATCTGCTTGATCTGCTCCGTCTTCGTGCCGGTGAACTCGTACCGACGCTCCTCGTCGTTGAAGCCCATGGCCGCGGCCAGCTCGTGCGGCTCCAGCATCCGGAAGAGGATGTCGTAGGTCTCGGTCCCCTCGACGAGGTTCACCCGGCCGGTGGCGCAGAGCGTTGGCGCCGGGTCCTCGATGTCGTGGACGCGGGGCGCTTGGCCCTCGCGCTCGCCGAACTGCGCGGCGATGAAAGCCAGCTCGCCGCGGTGCGCCGTCGTGATCGTCGGCAGCGGATCGGTTTCCGCATCCCTCGCGCGGTTGCCGCCGTCGGCGTGCGTGATCGGCACGACCATGCCGAACCGCGCCTTGGCCGTGGCCGTTGGCAGAGGGTCCTCGCCGCTCGCGCAGGTCTCGCCCGAGCCGGAGCTGTAATAGGGCGAGATCAGAAGATGCGAGTGCTTCGCGACCTGGGTGGGCGTGGGCTCGCTGACCGGACGCGCGGCGCCCTCCGCGTGACGGGACAGCACGAGCGGCTCGACCACACCGAAGTTGCCGCCGCCCGCATGGACGGTCCCGAGCGGCTCCTCGACGCTCTTGCTGCGTCGACCGTGGGGGTTGGCCTCGCCAGCATCGACGCCATGGGCGGCCGACAAGACGAAGGGCTCGACCAGCATGGGCCGGGCGCATCCTGGATCCTCTGACCCGGCGCCGCCGGTGGTGATCGTCGGGAGTGGGTCAGCGGTTACACGAGGCACACCCGTGCTCCCCGTGGCCATGACGAAGGGCTCGGCCGAGAAGAGGTGAGGTGCGTGCGCGGTCTGGGTCGGCAGGGGCTCGTCGGATGCCGAGGCGGTGGAGCGCCCCTTCATGTTGACGATGATGGGCTGCGCGAGCCCGATATGCGTGCCGCCCGCGGTGATCGCCGGCAGCGGCATGTCCATGCCCTGCGCGGTCATGTGATTGCGCAGGACGACCAGGAAGGGCTCGGGCCAGCCGTGCTTCTGCGCCCCAGCATAGATCCGGGCGAGCGTTTTCGGCGCGAGGGGCTTCTTCCGGTTGAAGATCGATCGGCCCTTGATGCCCCAATCGATGATCTCGCGGGCTGGGCGCCACGGCTTCGAGCCGGAGAACAGGTCGCCGGCCATATCGTCCCGGCGGCGGTGCGTCGGGGTCGGCCAGACCAGCTTCTTGCCGTCCGAGCGCCCCATCAGGATGAAGCGGCTGCGGGTGGTGGCGTCGCCGTAGTCCGCCGCGTTCAGCTTCCGCCATTCGAGCCGGAAGCCGAGGCGCTTCAGCGTGTCGATCCAGGCGCGGAAATACTCGCCCTTGCGCGACGCCACAGGCTTGCCGGTGCCCGGTCTGGATCTGGAGCACGTAATCGGCCGGGATCGTGCCCTCGGGGACGTGCACCAGGAACGTCTCGACCTGGTACTTCTGCCGACGCGACTTGCACTCCACGAGGCCGTCGGTGCCGACCAGCGCGTCCGGCGAATAGCCGAGCGTGAAGCCCCAGCGGTCGTTGGTGATGAAGCCGACGGTCTCGGTCTCAGCGTAGTGCCGCGCGTAGAGGGTGAGCGCCTCGACCTCATCGTCCCGGCCGCGCAGCATGTCGTCGCTGACGTACCGGGGCTCGACGAAGCCGGTGATCCGCTGGGCGAGCAGCTCGTACAGGTGCGCCCGCTCCTTCTCGTTCCTGGCCGCCTTGAGGGTCGGCGTGAGGATCAGCGACATCTCGCTGGCGGTGAGCATCCCGCAGCGGGCCGCGATCCACTCGTCCGTGCCCTGGTAGAGGTCGGCGTGGATGCGCACGGTGGACGGGCGCGCGGGGGCGTCGGGGGCAAACAAGGCCATGGGGCGCTCCTCAGAAGGGGATGTCGTCTGCTCGGGGCGCGGCATGGCCGGCGCTTCCGAGCCGCTCTTGGACGGCCCAGTCGAATTGCTCGCGCGCGAAGGTATTCCACGGTACGCGGCACACGACTTCGTTGAGATTGCCGGGGTCGAAGTTCGCCTTCGCGTAGATCCTGCGAGCTTCTTCTTCCGAATACAGGCCGGCTTCGTGGGTCAGCGTGGTGTAGCCGTTGTGGTTCGGCTTCCACCACATGCCGCGCTCGTTCGACCAGATGAGGTAGCGAACCTGCACGGCTCTCAGGCCTCCGTTGGCACAGGCTGCCCGGCGACGCCGAGCCCCGCGTTGATGGCGGCGGCGAGCATCTCGGCCCGCTCGCGGTCCATGCCCGGCGAGCCGGTCGACAGGATCAGCGCGAACACCGTCCCGTCGGCGTCGGCGAGGCCGCGCAGGGTGCTCTCGCAGACGCGGACCGGCGCCCGGATTCCGAGGAAGGTCGCGCGTTGGGCGGGCGTGACGGCGCGGGGCTCGCGCATCTCGAAGGGGAGCACGGAGCGGGTCATCGCGGCCTCGGTGTGGGTGAAGGGCGGAAGGGTCACTGCGGCCTCCCCTGATCGGGCTGGCGGAACAGGGCAGCGCGTTTCGCGACCATCGCCGGTAGGTCTTCGGCAATGACGGTGGCGACCAGCGTCGACGCGGTCGGATCACCCTGCGTCGTGGCGGCGATCGTGGCGGCGAGCGCCGAAGCCACGATGTGAGTGAGGTCGGCGCAGGCCTTGAGCCCGCGCGTCTGCCGGATTTCCTCCAGGCACAGGTCGAGGAGCCGCTGCTCGAAGCTCACAGACGCCTCCCGGCAGCCCGGAGCCGGGTGCGCGCGTCGGCGAGGACGGTGACGTCGTCGCGCCCGTCGAGGTCGACGCGGGTCTCGGCGGTGAAGAGCGCGATGTTGCCGGCCATGCTGCCGGCGGCGGCGCGCTCCAGCGCCTCCTCAAGCGTGCGCTCCAGGGTCTCGCGCGGCTGGTCGAGGCCGGTGTGCAGGAGCAGGACCTGCGCGGCCGCCGCGTGCTCGGTGACGGTGCGCAGGGCGGCGTAGAGGTCGGCGGCACGCTGGTCCTGCGCGTGGACGGCACGGACCAGTTCGCTGTAGCTGGGGACACCGAACGCGGCGGCGTGGCGGTCGACCAGGGCGATGAAGGCCTGATGGTCCGGGGCGGAGCGGACGGCGCAGCTCATCGCGCACCCGCCAGCTTCGTCGAGAGGCGGTCGGCGGAAAGCTCTACCTTCTGGTGGATCTCGCCGAGGCGCTCGGTGATGCGCTGGAGCCGGTTGAGGTCGTAGGGTTGGCCGGCGCCGCGCTCAACGGCGCGCTCGACGTGCCACGCCATCATGGCGAGGGACTCGATCAAGCCGTCCAGGCCGCAGATGCCAGCGCCGAGTTCGCCGAGCGAGTGGCCCCGATCGAAGTCCGAGACCTGCGCGGCGATCTCTTCGATGGTGACGCCGGGAGCGAGGCGGATGAGGGGTTGATCCTCGGCTACGCTCTCGACGAGGTGCGGGGCGACCTTGGGCAGGTGGCCGAAGGCGGCGCGGATGGGGTGCTGGGCGTTCACAGCAGTGCTCCAGTCGGCGACCGGACAGCGGCCGGCGCGAGGGACAGGTCGAGGCGGGTGTCGCGGGCCGGCGGCTCGGTGCGGCCCAGCTCGCGGTTGGTCTCGACGCGGGCGGCGACCCAGCGGCGGGCGTGGTCCTCCATCTCGGCGATCGCCGCGTTGAGGGCCGGGCTCTGGCTCGGGCGGAAGCGCGGATCGGGCAGGCTCGCCCGGCCGGCGTCGCAGCGGGCGGCGAAGCGGGCGAGGCTGGCGGCGCGCGCCTTGGCGGAGTGGGTCGCCATGGTCAGCGGGCGGCGCGGTAGGCGCGGACGTGATCGGCGACGAAGCCGGGCACGAACGGGCCGAGGCCGAGAGCCATGAAGCTCAGGACGCATCCGGCGATCTGGGCACCGGCCGAGGCGTGCTGGAGATTGTCGAGGTAGGCGGTGAGCATCTGTGGCTCCATCGGCTCGGTGAGCGGCGATGGACCAAAGATACCGTTCTGGTATGTTCAGTCAATACCAGTTCGGCATATTTTGCGTGCGGCGGATCCAGAAGCGCCGCCGATCAGCAGCGCTAACGCGGCGACTATCCACATTCGTCCACAGGCTCAAACCGTCACGGTATTTTCTGTTCGCTTTTCGTTCTTATCCCGTGTCACCCTCTGGTTGTGGTCGTGCAGAGGAGTGGCCATGGGCCAAAGCGTTCAGTTCGCCGTCCAGCGCTTTCAGGATGCCGGTTCGGGGCAGTGGTCTCGGGGGCGTCTCACCGAATGCAAGACAGCAGACGAGGCTCGGCGATTGGCAGAGCGTTGCGTTGCAAGGGGTGAGTCGACAGGAGCAGCGGCGTTTTCGCGACGCTCTTCAGGAGAGTTTGGAGTTCAGGACAGCCCGATCACCATCGCTGCTTTTGGCGATGTCCCACCGGAAGCGAAGGATATCCTTCCGTTCTGACCGATCGATCCACTTCAACAGGGGAGAGCACCACATGGCCCTCAAGCCCATCGTCGCTCACAACGTGCAGCTCTTCGTGCTGGTGAAGGGCAAGCTGGTGGCGGGAAATCTCGTGAGCTGCAGGGATCCCGAGGACGCCTGCCGCACCGCCGAGCAGAAGGTCCAGAGTGGCCGGGCAATCGGGGCGGCCGCCTTCACGCGTACGATCGTAGATCCAGAATACGACGATGGATCGGAGCCGACCACGCTCGCCACCTTCGGCCGGCTGCCGCCTGGGTTGGCGGAGAGCCTTCCGTTCTGACCTCAGCGCCGGAGGAGCTTCTGCATCGGCCGATATGTGCCAATGACGAAGGCTCGGACCGCGACTTGGAGATCCTCGCGCGGCTTCCACTCCAGCTCGCGCCGAGGAACGTGGATCGGCTCCTGCCACCGCGGGTCGTCGCTGTCTGGGTGCAGCTCGACGGAGCCACCTTCGGCCACGCGGTAGACCTTGGCGGTGCGTTCACGCAGATGGCCGCCGAACTGGATCTGCTCGACGATCACGAGTTCGCCGTTCTGCGGCTGGTGGCCGCTGATCCCTATATCGACGCAGTGCAGGATGTCGCCGTCGATCGCTATCTGATTGATCGAGGTGCCACGCACGACGAGGCCGTACTGCGCCTTCCGTGGGTAGCGCGAGTCCGGCACCACCGGCGCGCGCTCATAGATCGTCTCGTCGACCGCGGTATCGACGGTGAGGAACCGGCCGGCCGCGACTTCGCCCGGCACGTCCAGCCCGGCTTCCCCGTCGATCGTCCAGCCAGGCCCGTCCTCGCCTTCCGGCTCATTCAGGTTCGCAGGCGGGAAGAGCAGGGTCTCCGCGCTGATGCCGAGAGCTGGGGCGAGTCGCTCGGCCCATTCCTTCGTGAGCTTCCGCTCCCCAGCCTCGAGGCGGCGGATCTGCGGCTGCGAGGTGCTCGCCGCATCCGCCAGCTCCTGCTGGGTCAGCCGCGCCCTCTCCCGGAATTGCTTCAACGCGCTCATACCAAAGTGATATTTCGCGCTATCCAGTCCGTCTAAGGACAAAATGGTATGAGGGGGCTTGTCGTTGATATACCGTAACGGTATGTTCGTTGGCATGAGGCTCACCGACTACCTTCGCCAGCACGAGCTCACCCACACCGAGTTCGCCGCCATGATCGGCGCGACCCAGGCGGCGGTGACGCGATATGTGAACGGCCGGCGCAAGCCGAGCCTCGACAAGCTGATCCTGATCGAGCGCGTGACTGCAGGTGCGGTTCGTGCGCTCGATTTCGCCAACGATCCGGCGCCCGCCGATCCGTCGGCGGAGGCTTCCTCCGTCGAGGGAGCGGCCGCGTGATGCGCGCCGATCTCACGGACATCCTCGGCACCGATCGGGCCGTGCACACGCACGATGAAGCCCGCCGCGTGATCGAAGCGGCGCTCGACCGGAACGATGGGCCGTCCCCGCAGGCCTACGCTGACGTTCTGAGCGCGTACGTCGCGGCGACCGACTTCGGACGGGCCAACCTCTTCCTCGAGATGGCGTGCCGGGCCGTCGCAGGTGCGCCGCGGCCGGTCGCTTCCCCTTCCGCACGCTTCCGCCCGGATCTGACCGAGTGGATGGGCCGAGCCTATGCGCGGCCGCCGCGGCGCCCTGCGGAGGCTCGGCGCTGATGCTCGCGGCACTGATCCTCCTCCTCAAGCTGATGGTGGTGGCCTCGGTCGGCACGGTCGCCGGTGGCCTGCTCGGCTTCCGACCGATCATCGCGGCGATCACCGTGCTGCCGGCGCTCGTCATCGGCTGCCGCGCCCTGGCGGTGCTGTGATGACCGCCGCCCCTCGCCTTTCGCCGCGTGCCCCTGCCGTCGCCAGCGTCGAGGCCTCTGCCTCGGTGGCGGTCTCCTGCCTGGAGCCCACCGTGACCGACGCGAAGACCCTACTGGCCCTTGGCTGCGCCTGCCGCCGCGCTGCGGGCGCGTTCGCGATCCTGGCGTCGCGTCTCGCCATCGAGGTCGAGCGCGGCGAGCATCCGGACACCGGCGCGCCGGCCGAGATGGCGCAGCAGGCCCTCGACCTGGAGCGCGCCGCGCAGCAGCTGCAGGCCGAAGCCCAGGACGCCGAGCTGCTGGCGCTCCTCCCGCACCGGGAACGCTTCGCTGATCTTCTGCGCATGGCCCAGGCCATGGACCGCGGGCTGGTGTTCGTGCCGGTCGAGCCCGTCGCCGCGGACCAATCTGAGCGACCGGTGGATGTTGTCGTTGTCGGCCAGGACAACACCGCCTCGCTTCGGGAGCGCGTGAGCCGTGGCATGGCGCGTCTGAAGAGGCGCGCCTGAGATGTCGTTGCCGATCGCCATGGCCGGTCCTGCCATCCTCGTCCGCGCCAAGAATAGCGCGTTCGCCGGATCAGTGTCGCTCACGGCGAATGCTGGCCTGTGCATGATTTCACCTCATCGCGCCGGGCTTCACCGGCCGATCGCCCGCCTGTCTTATTTTCTCCGTTTCGACCGTCGGCAGGCGGGCGTCCCTGTTTCGCGCGATCTGCGCGTCCCGCTGCCCCGTCGGGGGCTGCCCTTCGTGGGCGTTTCCTCCCTGACTGCCGGGGCCCTCGTGGCCCTGGCCCTTTGTCCCGCATCCCTGCCGTCTGACCGCCAAGCCGTCGGCGTGGGTGCTCGTGTGTCTGCGTACCTCGTCAACCTCCCGCATTCGCTGCGCTCCTCTTCGACATCCGCAAGATGTCGCGAAGGAATGGCCCAGTGGGGACAAAGACTGACCGGAACCGAGCAATGCTGACCGCATCTCAAGCTCGGGACGAGACCTTGCCGAAGCTGTCGGCACTCGTCCGCCTCGCCCAGACGAGCATGGGCTCGAAGATGGCCGCCTACGACGCGGTCGGACGCCGGATCGGCGCTTCGGGCTCCTGGGTCCGCAAGTTCATCGGGCGCCAGGACACCGGCCTCGACGGGCACGTCCTGCACAACATCCGGACCGCCTACGAGCGGCTCTGCACCAGCATCGAGGCCGCCGCAGACGCGGCCGAAGCCAGCAACGCCCTGCTCCGGGAGGATCTTCATGCGGCTCTTCAGGGAGATCGGCCGGCTGCTGCGAGAACGCCGGGAGGAGCGCCGGCTGCGGGCGCAGCTCCGCGCCGTCCAGGACGGCCGACCTCACCGGCACTGGTCGTTCCGGATGCTCGCCCGCGTGTGCCGAGCCTGCCGGGTGCGGGTGATCTGACGGACCTGCCGCTGTGGCGGGCCGCGAACGAGGAGGAGTGAGCATGGATCCCTTCAAGCCGACCCACGTCTCGCACAAGAAGGTCGAAGCCTACCCGATCTCCGCGGCCGCTTTCAGCGCCGACGGCTCGGGTCGGATCGCCCTCAAGGGCGGCGGCATCGTCGATGTCGGTCCCGGCTTCGCATCGCGTGGCGCGCCGGCCGAGGGCGACATGCTCGTCCGGTACGAGCCGACCCCGGGTCAGAGCGACGGCTACCTCTCGCACTCGCCGCGCGGTGTGTTCGAGGCGGGGTATGCGCCGGTCTCGCAGCAGGCCGATGCCCGTGGTGAGCCGGCGCTGTCGCTCGGCGAGACGCAGGCCATCGTCGAGACGAAGACGGCGCCCCGCGTCACCGAGGCTTCGATCAAGGCGAAGATCGCCGACGTCGAGTACTTCCGCGTCCGGCACCTGACGATCTGCATCATCACACTGCGGAACGGCTTCTTCGTGGAGGGGCACAGCGCGCCGGCCGCGCCGGAGAACTACGACCAGCAGGTCGGCGAGCGCTACGCCTACGACAACGCCTTCCGGCAGCTCTGGCCGCTCGAGGGCTACCTGCTCCGCGAGCAGCTCTCGGCGTCCGAGGCTGATCCGGTCCGGGCGGCCTGACCATGTCCGACGGCGCCTTCGTCACCACCCTGCCAGCTCACTTCTCGGCCCTGCGCAAGGGCATCGAGGAGCACGTCCCCGAGACGGCCGTGAACGCGATCCTCCGCAACGGCCTGATCGCCCTTCTCGGCTGGGCCGAAGCGATGGCGCGCGCGCTGGTGGCGATGACGCCGGCGGCCGCGCAGCAGCAGTTCCACGCGCCGCTCGGCGACCGCTCGCCCGTCGTCGAGGTGCCTCGCGTGCCGCGTCACGCCGGCCACGACCCGCGCCTGCCGGGCAACCGCCCGCACCCTTGAAACGAGAACCGCCCGGCCTGCGCGAACAGACCGGGCGGACGATGAAATCCCCTGCGACGGGTTGAGCTATGAAGGCCACAAGATCTTCTCCCGATCAAGTCTCGGCCGCTGATGGCGTCGCTGCGGATGAACTTCGACAGTTCATCGAGCGGCTCGAACGCCTTGAGGAGGAGAAGGCCGGCATCCTCGGCGACATCAAAGAGGTGTTCGCCGAAGCCAAGGGTCGAAAAGGCTTCGACACGAAGGCGATGCGGACCATCCTCCGCATCCGCAAGCAGGATCACTCCGAGCGCCAGGAGCAGGAGGCGATCCTTGAGCTCTACATGCAGGCCCTCGGCATGCTCGCGGACACGCCGCTCGGCCGTGCCGCTGTGAGCCGGGAGTTCGCCGAGGCCCGCATCACGATCTCAGGGCCCGGCATGGAGCCGGTCGAGACCACCGGCGCCGGCCTCGCCCGCGCATCGGCCTCGCTCGGCGTCGAGGCGCACGCGCAGCGCAACCGCCGCGGCGGCTCTGCCGCGCGCCAGATCGACCTCGAAGACGCCATCGCGGCGAGCCGGTGACCGCCATGCGCCGCCCGACGTCCTCCCATGGCCCCGTGTTCGCGCCGCCCGGCCGCCGCGTGGTCGATTCCGTGACCGTGCTCCTGCCGGTCCCGCCCTCAGTGAACGCCCTCTACCGACATGGTGGGGGCAAGGGGCCGCACCGGTCTGACGTCTACCGGTCCTGGATCGACGGCGCCGGCTGGCGCCTCCAGGCGCAGCGGCCGGGACGCGTGCCGGGCCCCTACGTCCTTCTGCTGGCCGTGCCGCGCACGTCCCGCATGGATCTCGACAACTCGGTCAAGGCGGTCTCCGACCTGCTCCAGCGGCACGGCGTCGTCGACAACGACCGGAACGCGGTCCGCGCGCTGCTGGAGTGGCACGCCGAGCACGACGAGGTCGCCGCCACGGTGCGCGGGCTGTCCGACGGCGCCGCCCTGGAGCCGATCGCCCCCGTGCGCCCTCCCCTGGAGGCAGTGGCATGACGTGGCTCCTGATGAGTGAGCGCCGCGTCCTCTACCGCGGCCCCTACGGGCAGGCGCTCGACGCCGCCGAGTCCTTCGAGCTGTGCGCGCGGTCGTTCCACCTGGACGGCACCGAGCTGACCCCGCGCCTCGCGCCCGGCGTGCGTCTCGTCCCGGAAGACATGATGCCGGTTCGCCGTCGGAGGGCTGCGTGAGCGATTTCGCGACCCTGCCCCGCCGGCACTACCGCTGCATCGTGATGGACTCGCCGACCCGCTTCGTTGGCGGGACGAAGGGGCGTCCGCAGCACTACCCGCGGATGTCCGATCACCAGATCGCCGCCCTTCCGATTGGCGAATTCGCGCATCCGGACGGCTGCTTCCTCTTCTACTGGCACACGTCACCGAAGTTCTACCGGGCCCCGCGCGCCACCACGCGGTTGACCGCCCAGGAGATCGTCGAGGGCTACGGCTTCCGCTATTCGGCCCGCGCCTTCCTCTGGGTGAAGACCGAGCGCGGCGATCAGGACTCGCTCTTCGCCTATCGGGATGGCCTCTTCATGGGCCAGGGCTACACCACCCGGAAGAACGCCGAGGACTGCCTCCTCTTCCGGCGCGGACGGCCGCAGCGCCTCTCCGCGTCCGTGCACGAGGTGATCCTCGCCCCGGTGCGCGAGCACAGCCGGAAGCCAGACGAGTTCTACCGGCGCGTCGAGCGCTTCTGCCCGGGCCCCTACCTCGAGATCTTCGCTCGCCAGTCGAGGCCGGGCTGGGATGCCTGGGGTAATGAATCGACGAAATTCGATCCGGCTGCCGAGGCGCTGCCCCTTCCTATGGCGGCGGAGTAGCCGCCATGGCCGTCACCGCAGAGATGATCGACGCCATGGTCGCCGCCGGCATCAGCCCGGAGCAGATCCTCGTCGTCGTTCGCTCCGAGCTGGCCCGCGAGCATGTCACGGCCGCCGAGGCGGAGCGGGCGCGCATCGAGGCGAACCGCGAGGGCAACCGGCTTCGGCAGGCTGCCTTCCGGGCGCGGCGTAACGCGCGTAACGGCGAACGTAACGGAAGTAACGCCGATAACGCGAGTAACGGCGTTACGCCCCCTAAAAGGTCCCCCGCACCCCCTAAAACTACACCCCCGAAAGATTCCCCCTCGGACCCTAAAGGGTCCTCTGCCCCCAAGGGGGCGGACCGGCATCGGGGCACCCGCATCCCGGTCGATTTCGGTCTCCGTCCGGAAGCTCGGCAGGCCTGCCTCGATGCTGGCCTCGCCGGACGGGACATCGATGAGGCGCTGGCCGAGTTCCAGGATTTCTGGATCGGCGTGCCGGGTGTCCGCGGCATGAAGCTCGACTGGCTCGCCACGCTCCGGAACCGCCTCCGCGAATCCGTCCGCCGCACCGTCCGGCCCCGCGATGCCCCTGCCCGCCGCGGCACAGGCAACGGCTTCCTCGACGCTCTCCTCGACGACCACGGGGGTTCCCATGACCCAGGTTCCAGCCACCACCAGCCCGAACACGGAAACGTCCATCGCCTCGCGGCCGGCGGCCGCAACTCGGGCCGGTGACGTGGTGGTCGCGATCTACCGAAACCGCCTGGACCGCAGCGGTGGCTATGGCGTGCCGCCCGCGATCCGCGCGGACCAGGCCCCGACGGCGGCGGACCGCGGCGTGATGACGGACCGCCTCGCCGCGCTCCGGGCCGGCCTCTCCGATGGTGAGGATTCGAGGGCCGGTCAGGTGGCGAAGCGCGACGTCGTCCTGGCGCTGCTGGCCGCGTTCCCGACCTTCGGCGTGGCAGCCGACGGCGCGCGAGCCACGGCGAACCTCTACGTCCGGGCTCTCGCCGAGCTGCCAACGTGGGCCGTTCGTGAGGCGACCGCTCGCTTCCTCGGGGGCAAGACCCTGCTCCCGTGGGCCGGCGAGCGCTGCCCGACGCCGCCGCAGCTCGCCGCGGAGACGAGGCGGTCGCTCGACGAGATCCACGCCGAGATCGCCGGGCTTGTGGAGGTCCTCGACGCGGTGCCGTACCGGCCGATCTCGGACGCCGAGCGCCAGAAGGTGCTCGACAACATCGCGGCTGCGCCGAACAGCCTGCTCATCGCCGGCAGGGCGGAGCGCGGCTCCTCACCGGCGATCCCTCGTCCCTCTGACGCCGAGATCGTGGCGCCTCTCCGCACCCTGGACGTCTCGCACCTCATGGCGAGCCTCGACCGCAAGCGGGTGCCGGCATGAGCCGCCGCCCCGATCTCTGGAAGGCCGAACTGCGCGACCGCGAGGCCGCGCGGAAGGCGGCCGAGGCTGAGCGAGAGCCGCCGGCCGAGCACGTCTGCGCGGAATGCGGCGTGTTCGGCGCCTCGTTCGGCTTCGGCGTCTTCCGGAATCGTAGCGATGGCATGTGGTCGTGCGCCGATCCGGACTGTCGCGCGATCGTCGAAGCGCGGGTGGCGGTGCCCCCGATGCCAGCCGTGCCCGCCCGCGCCGACCCGCCGGCGCCCGACCTGTTCGGCCGCTCTGCGGCCTGACCAATGCGTGACGTGGGGAAGTAGGCGAGATGGCCAGCGAGCCCGTCTTCAAGCTGAACGATGCCGATGGTGGCTCGGACTCTCTCGAGGCCTACTGCCATGGTGGCCAGGTCACGATCCAAATTGAGGAGCCCTGGGCCGGCAGCACCGAGACCGGCTTCGGACAGTCGTGCTCGATGGGGCTGAGCCTTGATGATGCTGAGAGCCTCGGCCGCTGGCTACTGGCCACGGTCGACCGCACGCGCCTCGCCGGCGACCGGTAGGGGATTTCTGACGCGGTGCTGATGGCGAACCCGCTGAGGATCGAGGGCCCGGACCCGCCGGCCATGACGTGCGCGGATGTGGAGCGGTGGCTGGTGGCGGCGTTCATGGCCTTCACCAGCTCGGGCATCTTCAGCGTCCGGACAAACCGGCTCCAGCCGAACGACCCGGAGGAGATGCGGGCGACGTTCGACTGGATCGTGTTCTCGGCCGAGATCCTGGGCCGGGACAGTAAAGAGCGGATCGCGCTGCTGACCTGGGCTCGGGCAACGGCGCGTCGACGGATCAGGCGGCACCGCCGGCTGCGGCTTCTGCGGGAGGTTCCAGGCGGTACCGTCACCGACTATTGCGACGAGTTCGGCGTCCAGCGGCGCACCTTCGACCGGCGCCGGAAACGAGCGTGCCTTCGCCTTGCCGATGCCTGGAACGCAAAGGTCACGGGCACGCCGGAGTGACGCACGCATAGATCACGCTTGCGTGTGTCCAAAAACGGGACGCAGATCAGGTGTCACGGATCGACGGAAGGTCGGCCAGCACAGGGGCACCACCGTGGCAGCGTCCAGGACCAAGGCCATCACCCTCGCCGGCTCGCCGGCAACCCACACCCACGTGCGCGCGGGCAAGCCGGAGCGGCGCCGGGATCCGCGCGGCGACCGGTACGACCACGCCGGCGCCTTCGACCCGCGCACCGACCTATCGAAGCCGGTCCGGGGCAAGCGTGGCCCGATCCAAACGGCGGCCGTGGCTGTCGACGATCCGTGGACGCCGGGCGGCCGTAGCCTTGCCGCGGTCAACCGCCGGGTCGACGTGCTGGAGATGGAGCGCTCCCACGGGCGGCTCACGGTCTCGCAGTACGAGGTCGGGCGCCAGGTCCAGGCGATCTTCGAGCGGGCCTCTGGAGCCCGGCTCGGCTCCATGGACTTCGGCGTCCGCGGCTCGAAGGACATGACCATCGCGCACGAGTTGTCCGTCATCTACGCGATCGACGACGCCCGGCTGGTGGCGAAGCTCAAGGACAAGGTCGTCCGCGCGGTCGGCGCACCCGGCGCCCGATTCCTCCACGAGGTCCTCACCGGTCGGAAGACCTTCGCGCAGTTCGCCGAGGCCCGCGGCAAGGGCGGCGACCGCGGCACGGCCTACATCGCCGAGCACTTCCGGATCCTGATGGAGAACCTCGACGAGGACTTCGCGGCCGAGGGGGTCGCCAACGTCCAGGAGCGCTTCTTCCAGGGCCAGAAGACCGGCGAGGAGACCGACGCGCGCGGGCGGGCTGTTCCGGCCGGCCAGGGCCAGTACTGGGGGGCCGAGGAGGCGCGCTACGCTCCGCAGGCAAAGCCGGACGTCCAGCGGGCCGTCGCCGGGCGCGGGCGGGTGCGAGACATCGTGGCGGCGCGGTGCCGGGTCGGTGGCGACGCGTGACTTCCTCCGGCCGATGCGCCAGCATGGGCGCGTCGGAACGGAGGTGCGCTCATGGCTTGGATTGAACTGACGCTTGCTCGGATGATGTCGCCCACCGTCGTCAACACCGATCATATCGTCAGGTACGGTCCTCAGAAACGCGGTGATGAAATCACCGGCACCTACGTGGTCACTACTGCTCCTGCGGGCGACAAGGGCTCCCACTTCATTGAGGTCGAGGAAATGCCCGATCAGATTGAGCGCATGTTGGAACTGGGAGGAGCACCAGTCCGCCGCGCCGCTCCTTGACCCGTCGGGCGAAACCCGGCAAAACCCGATCGTCGCGAGACGCACGCCCGGGGCTGAAGAGCCGCCGGGCGTTTGCATGTCTGGCGCTTTGGGGGCTTCGGCCTCATGAGGTCGAACCTCAGTCCCACGCCTCAGGGCGTCCCCGGCAGCCGCTAATCCGTTCGCCGCTGCCGGGCCAGCTTCACCGAACCCGCTCAACAGCTTAGGCGTTGCCCCGTGAGACGCGGGCGGTGTTCCATGTCATGATCGGTCCCCGATGAGCGCCCACGCTATCGTCACCGCGATCGAGGAGGAGAGCCTCGCGCTCTGCCGCCTGCGCGTGACCGGCCGCCAGGACGTCGACCTGGAAGCCCGCGACCATCACTGCCGGCGCATCCGGTCGCTGATCCGCCAGCTTCGGCCGCTGATCGGAACCGTCGAGAAGCGCACCTTCGGCCTGTCTGGACAGAGCGAGAAGGGCAAGCCGTTCACGGTGGCCCGGCGGCGTCGGGCAGCCTGATTTGAAGGCCATTTCCAAGGTCTCCTGAGATCTTGGAAACATCGGCCACCTAGACGCTAAAACATCAACAAAAACAGAGGCTTGCAGGTGGTTTCGGGCTCACGCCGTGTGGGCCGCCAGCGGGCCCGGAATAAAATCCAGACAGAGACGAAGGCAGCCAGCGCCGTCCGGGCGCTCGGGTACCTGCGGGTCTCGACGGAAGAGCAGGCCGCGACCGGCCACGGGCTTGAGGCGCAGGAGAAGGCGGTCCGCTCCTTCGCCGAGAGCCAGGGCTACGAGCTGATCGAGGTCCTCACCGACCCGGGTGTCTCGGGCGCGACCCGGCCCGCCGATCGCCCCGCCTTCGGACAGGCGCTGGAGCTCGCCGCGGCCAAGGCCTTCGACGTGCTGCTGGTGGCGAAGATCGACCGGCTGTCACGCGACATCCGCCACGCGATGACGACGGTCTCGGATCTGGCGGAGCAGCACGAGGTCGCGTTCCGGTCGGTCACGGAATCGGTGATCGACACATCGAACCCGATGGGCCGGACCTTCTTCTCGATCTTCGCCGGCATGGCAGAGAACGAGCGGTTCGTGATCCGGGACCGGACCGCCGGCGGCCGGGTGGCCAAGGCGGGCAAGGGCGGTTTCGCCGGGGGGCAGGCCCCCTACGGCTACACGAAGGACCTCGAAGGCGGCCTCCGGGTCGTCCCGGAGCAGGCGCGCATCGTCCGCCGGATCTACCAGGAGCGCCGCCGCAAGCGGACGCTCCAGGCCATCGCCGACGGCTTGAACGCCGAGGGCATCCCGGCGCCGAAGGGCGGCCGCTGGGCCGTCTCCACGGTCGCCTACGTGACCGACAACCCGAAATATCGCGGCGCGATCGAGTACCTGTTCCGCTGGAACGGGACCGAGACGCACGTCCTGCAGCCGGGCGCCCACGCCGCGATCATCGGCTGACGAAAGCTCCACATGGTCATCTCGAAGCTTCACGCCTCCCTCCAGGAGGCGCGCGTCGCCGCGCTCATCGGCCGGACGTCGCTGTCCGGTGTCGCCGCGCTCCACATGGCGAACGTCGTGGCGGCCTGGAGTGCGATCGCGCCGAAGCGCATCGCCGCCACCCGCGAGGTGCCGGGCGCCACTATGGTGCTGCACCCGACCAAGGGCTGGCGCCGCATCTCGCACAAGCGCCTCGGCATCGCCTGATGCGCACCGGGGCCGAGTTCACCACGGCCGACGCGGACCGGGCGCTTCGCCACGCGCAGCGCCTCCAGCGCGACCCGGCGGCCCAGGCCTACGGCGACTACCTTCGCCGGCAGGGCGTCATCGGGAAGCCGGCCGCCACGCCGCTCCCGGCCGAGACCCCGTACGACGAGGCCCGGGCCGGCGAGTTCGAGGTCCGCCGCTCCATGGCGATGCTGCGAGCCCGGCCATGCTGAAGCGCCTCGTCCTCCGCTTCCTGCTCCGCGGCCAGCCGGCCGCGCCCGCGGCGATCGTCCACCGCGGCGAGCGGGAGATGTGCCCCGGGCCCGACATGGGCGCGCCGGCCGGCCCGGTCTCGAAGCTGTCCTACGACGAGGCGCTCCGGTGCTTCGGCGTCCACCAGGGGAGATGAGCATGGGCGTTCTTGGTGTTGTCGGCGTCGTCCTCGGCACGGTGTTCGTGCTCAGCGCCCTGGCCGGGGCCGCCTTCTTCGTAGCGTACATCTTCGCCGAGGGCTTCAAGCACTGATGCCCCGCCTCTGCGCCGCCATACTGCTCGCCGGCGTCGCCGCGGCGGCCCTGCGTTCGCGACGCTCAGCCGCGGTCGTGCTCGCGCGCCGCGCCCTTCCCGACGATGTGCGCGTGTCGGCCGAGCGCCTGATGCTCCTCTTCGGCGATATGCCGTCCCGGGCCAAGCACTGATGTCGCTCGACGATCAGCACCTCCGCTATGCCGGTATGAGCTACCGGCAAGCCTCCGAGGAGGCTGAGCGGCTTCTGAAGCGTGCGCTCGCCTCTGGATCCTGGTTCGCGCTTCCGGAGGCGCTCGTCGTCCTCCGTACCGTGATGGATCGTCGGAAGGCCGGGCACTCACCGGACACTGATGAGAGGGCGCTCTGATGCGCGGGATCGTCGGCTTCCGGCACGCCGCCGGCATCCTCCTGGTGCTCGTCGTCGGCTGGGCGTGGGTGTGGGTGTTTGACCGCCCCGCGCAGGCCGCCTCGTCCGGGTTCCTGGCCGGCGCCCTCGCCTGCCCGGCCGGCGTCGATGGCCCGGCCTGCACCCGCGAGACCGCGCTCGACGTGCTCACCCAGCCGGTGTCGCTGGTCACCGAGTGTCCGATGGTCGGTACGCTGCTGGTCACGCATCTGAGCCTGCCGGCCGGCGGCACGCACAAGACGTTCTGCGAGCGGCGGAAGGGCTGAGCGATGGGACGCCCGAGCGACTTCAGCCAGGAGATCGCGGACACGGTTTGCCTGCGCCTCGCCGATGGTCAGACCCTGCGGGAGATCTGCCGCGACGAAGCGATGCCCGCTCGCTCGACGATCCACCTCTGGCTTCTCCAGCACGAGGCATTCTCGGACCAGTACGCGCGCGCGAGGGACATCCAGGTCGACGGCTGGGCTGACGAGATCATGGAGATCTCCGACGACGGATCGAACGACTGGCAGGAGCGCGAGCATGGACCGTCGCTCAACGGCGAGCACGTCCAGCGCTCGAAGCTCCGCGTCGACACCCGCAAGTGGCTGATGGGGAAGGCCGCCCCGAAGAAGTACGGCGACAAGGTCGCGCACGAGGTCGCCGGCAAGGATGGCGGCGCGATCACGACCAGCCTGACGGTCACGTTCCTGAAGCCCGGGCAGACGCCCGATGAAGGTTGAGTTCCCGGAGAAGCTCGCCTTCCTGTTCGAGCCGGCCCGCTACAAGGTCGCCTATGGCGGGCGCGGCGGGGCGAAATCCTGGGGCTTCGGCCGGGCTCTCCTGATCCAAGGGGCGCAGCGCCCGCTCCGAGTCCTCGCCGCTCGCGAGTTCCAGAACAGCATCGCGGAATCGGCACACGCGCTGTTCGCGCAGCAGGTCGACCTCCTGGGACTGCACGGCTTCTACGACGTGCAGGAGAAGCGGATCCTCGGCCGGAACGGCACCGAGTTCATCTTCAAGGGGCTCCGGCACAACGTCGCCTCGGTGAAGTCGACCGAGGGCGTCGACATCTGCTGGGTCGAGGAGGCCCGCACCGTCTCGAAGACGTCCTGGGACGTGCTGATCCCGACCATCCGCAAGGAAGGCTCGGAGATCTGGATCAGCTTCAACACCGAGCTGGAGGAGGATGAGACCTACCAGCGCTTCGTGAAGAAGCCGCCGACTGGCGCGCGGGTCGTGAAGATCGGCTGGGAGGATAACCCCTGGTTCCCCGACGTGCTCCGGCAGGAGGCGTTGGACCTGAAGGAGCGCGACCCGGTCGCCTACGAGACGGTCTGGGGCGGCAACTGCAAGGCCGTGCTCGACGGCGCGATCTACGCGAACGAGATCCTTGCGGCGACGACCGCCAAGCGCTTCACGAAGGTCCCCTACGACCCGACCAAGCCGGTCCACACGTTCTGGGACCTGGGCCGGGCCGACAAGACCAGCATCTGGTTCGCCCAGATCGTCGGCTTCGAGTTCCGGCTTATCGACTTCTACGAGAACCGCGGCCATGCGCTCGGCCACTACCTCGAGGTGCTGAAGGAGCGGGCGCTGCCGGTCGAGCAGGGTGGGAAGGGCTACGTCTACGGCGAGCACTGGCTCCCGCATGACGCCCGGAACGAGCTGCTCGCCTCCGAGCGCACGATCGAGCAGCAGATGTGGGCGGCCGGGCACCGAGTGCGGATCACGCCGCGCCTGACGGTGGCCGCCGGCATCGACGCGGCCCGCAAGATCTTCGCACGGTGCTGGTTCGACGAGGAGGCCTGCGCCGACGGGCTCCAGGCGCTCCGGAACTACCGGTTCGACGTCGACCCGAACACGCAGGCCTTCTCCAAGGCCCCTCTGCACGACTGGGCGAGCCACGCGGCCGACGCCTTCCGGTACTTCGCCATCGGCATCGCCGAGCCCCGTGAGGACGATCCGCCGGTGGATGGTCCGAACGACGTCTACGCACGCCGACGCCGCCGCGAGGCGGATGAGAGCACATCAGGATCAGGTTGGGCGGCATGACGGATACGGACGCGCCCGCCCTCGACGGCGAGGCGGTGGATCAGGCTGGGCTGGATCGCGAGGCGCTGCTGCGCCGCCTGCGCGCTTGGTACCGCACCGACCGGGAGGCCTCCGCGAAGTGGCGCGAGGATGCCCGCGAGGACTTCGACTTCGTCGCCGGCCGCCAGTGGAGCACCGAGGACGAGGCCGTGCTGCGCCAGCAGGGCCGCCCGCCCGTGACGTTCAACCGGATCCTGCCCGTCATCAAGGCGGTGGCCGGCTCCGAGGTGAACAGCCGGCAGGACATCCAGTACCTGCCCCGCGAGATCGGCGACGCAGCCAAGAACGAGTTGCTGACCGAAGCGTCGCGCTACCTCGCAGATGAGGCCGAGGCGGAGGACGAGGAATCCGACGCGTTCGTCGACTGCGCGATCTGCGGCATGGGCTGGGTCGAGATGCGTCTCGATTACGAGACTAATCCGGACGGCGCCTATGTCGAGGACCGGGTCAACTCCCTGGAGATGATCTGGGACGCGGCCGCGCGGAAGCGGAACCTCGCCGACGCCCGCCGCCTGTTCCGCGCGAAGACGATGGATCGGGCCGAGGCCGAGGCCTTGTTCCCCGACGTCGACCCCGCCCTCCTCGATGCCGCCTGGGCCGAGGATCGTGACGGCGACGGCGAGCACCGGGAGATCCAGCCCGGCGAGCGCCGCATCGACCGGCCGGGCCAGGATGCCGACGCCTCGTCCTCGCGCGTGACCATCGTCGAGTGCCAGTGGTGGGAGCGCGCCCGCGTCGCGGTGGTGATCGAGCCCACGACCGGCGAGCCGCAGGAGATGGAGCCGGAGCAGGCCGCCGTCCTCGTCCGCCGCGCCGAGATGGTCGGCATCCCGCTGAAGGTGTTCCACCGGATGAAGCGGGTCTACCGCCGCGCCTTCCTCGGCGCCGTGGTGCTAGAGGAGGGCCCGGCGCCTGCCGGCGACCAGTTCTCTTACGCCTGCCTGACCGGCGACCGCGACCACAACAAGGGCACGTGGTTCGGCATCGTGCGGCCGATGCGCGACCCGCAGCGCTTCGCCAACAAGTGGCTGTCCCAGACCCTCGACATGCTCAACCGCCAGTCCAAGGGCGGCTGGATCATGGAGAAGGGCGCGGTCCCGGACCAGCGCGCCTTCGAGGCCAGCATCGCCAAGCCCGGCGCCGTGTCGTGGGTGTCCGACGGCGCCCTGATGTCGGCCCGCATGAAGGAGAAGCCGCTCCCGGTCCTGCCGTCGGGTCACTGGCAGCTCATGGAGTTCGCGATCGGCTCCATCCGCGACACGTCGGGCGTGAACCTGGAGCTGCTCGGCCAGAAGCAGAACGATCAGGCCGGCGTGCTGGAGTACCAGCGCAAGCAAGCCGCCATGACGATCCTGGCGACGCTGTTCGACTCCCTGCGCCGGGCTCGGAAGCACATCGGCCGCGTGCGCCTCTACTTCATCCAGACATACCTCTCGGACGGCCGCCTGATCCGGATCGTGGGCGATGAGGGCGCGAAGGTCGTCCCGCTCATCCGCGATCGGACCATGGGCGACTTCGACGTGGTGATCGACGACGCCCCGGCCTCGCCGAACCAGCAGCAGATCGTGTGGCAGACCTTCACCAGCGTCCTGCCGATCATCAAGGACATGATCACGCCGCAGGTCCTGCTCGAGATCCTGCCCTACTCGCCGTTCCCGGCCTCGTTCGTGGCCAAGATGCGCGACCTGCTCGCCCAGAGCGCCGAAACCCCAGAGCAGGAGCAGCAGAAGCAGATCGCCGTGCAGACGGCGGTTGCCCGGATCCAGGACATGACGGCCGGGGCGAACCTGAAGAACGCCAAGGCCGGGCGCGAGCAGGCGCTCACCCACCAGGATCACGCCTCGGCCGCCGTGCAGCTCGCCCAGCTCCTGACGGCGCCCGAGGGCGCAGCCCAGGCCGCGGAATCCGCCGCCTAACCAGCAGGAACAGACATGGCAGTCGAGAAGAGCGCGGTCCGCGAGGGCAACCTGACCAGCCTCGCCGGTACAGTGTCGTTGACGGCCGGCAGCCAGACGCTCAGCGGCTCGGGCACGGCGTTCACCACTGCGATCACCGGCCCAGTCTACCTCAAGGTAGGCGGTCAGTACGTGAAGGTGATCCGCGTGAATTCGGATACCTCGGCGGTGATTGAGACCGGGGCACCCGTCGCCGAGCCGAGCTTCTGGGCGCGCGTCCACGCCCTCCTCTCCCGCAAAGCCAAGGTGGCCTGACATGCATCCCGCTCGCTTTCGCCGCGTCCGCCTCGGCATCATGCGCTGGTACGCCGCCGCGCGCGGGTACCGGATCTACGCGGTCGCCTTCGTTCTGGCCGTGCCCGATATCCTCGACGCGCTGGCCGGCGTCGACTTCACCGTCCTGCTGCAGCCGGGCTGGGGCGCGAAGGCCGCCTCCATCCTGGCTATCCTGCGCGTCGTGCTGGGCATCGTGATCCGGCGCCTCGCCATGGTCGGGCCGCCGCCGGCGGGAGGGCCTCGCTGATGGGCGCCGCCCTCGCCATGGTCGGCAGCCTCCTCGTGAAGCTGTTCGGCTCCGGCATCGTCCAGGCGGTGCTCGCCTATCTCAACAAGCGCTCCGACAACGGCGTGCTGACGAACGCGCAGAACGTGACCGGCGACGTGACGGTCGGCCAGGCGCAGCTCTCCGCGTACATCGAGGAGCGCAAGGTGGTCGCGCAGGAACGCGCGGAGCAGCACCTCTCGCCCTGGACGGCGTGGATGATCCCGACGGCGTTCGGGCTCTGCATGATCCACTTCGGCGCGATCGTCTTCGACAGCACCTTCCGGTTCAACTGGCAGGTCGCGAAGCTGCCGGCGCCGTACGACGCGATGGAGAACGCCATCGTGCTCTCGGTGATCGGAGTCGCCGGCATCGCGCCGACCGTCCGCCGGATCTTCGGCAAGTAGCCGCTCAGCCCCGAGGCCGTGCCATGTCCGACGAGAAGCCCCGCCGAGTCCGTCGGCCGGCCGTGCCGCGCAAGGCGCTCGACCTCATCGCGGACGGCTTAGCCGAACGGGTGCCGCCGCCCATTCCGCCCGGCCTCGGAGAAGGCCTCCTCTGCCGCGCTCGAACCTCCAGGAACCCACTTGCCATGTCTGCCGGTCACGAGGGGGGCGCCGACGCCAACCCCGAAATGCGCATCCTGATCGCCCTCGCGCGCATCGAGGAACGACAGACCTCGCTCGTGGAGGCCAACAAGGCCGCCCAATCGGCGGCGGAGGCGCGGCACACGAACGTCATGCAGGCGATCGCGACGTTCGTGCCGCGCTCGGAAATCGAGAAGGACAACAAGGCGCTGCACGAGCGGATCGACGGCGTCGAGAAGCGCCTCGACATGATGGACAAGCGGATCTGGGGGGCGCTCGCCGGCGCTGTCGGAGCGTTCGGCACCGTGATCCTGACCAAGGTCGGCCTAATGCACTGACCCGCCGCTTCACATCCTACTTCACACCCTCGGGCGCCCTGGCTTCGGCCGGGGCGCCTTTCGTCGTTTCGGGACTACCGGCACTTCCACACGGCGCCGTCAGTCCCTGATGGTCTGATACAAGCCGCGCACCAGCAGCTTGAACGGCCGTCGAACATTCAGGCCGCCCGGATCGCACAGCGGGCTTTCTTTTCCTCAACCAGATCGGGTATCAGAACCCCTGCAGGCGCACCCGTTGGTGGATGGCATCCTAGCACGTGAGTTGCTTGGTCGATAATGCCATTCAAGCCAACCCATTAGCCCGTCGTCGCGCCGACGTATTAGTGCTTTAGCTTTTATTGGTTCGAAATAGGAATGTCGCAATGATGGATCTTGCCTCAGCTCAAACACTTATAAGCTCAGCGGATCCCGCGGTATTCAAACTCGACAGCGAGACCAGCACCTCAGACCGGCAAATGTTGCTGGCAGTCCAGAACATCGTGCGTCGCAATGTAGATAAATACGTTTATGTTGAGACCGGATCGTACATGGGAGGAACCCTTGTTCCTCACCTCTTGGACGAGCGCTGCTCGATGGTCATATCCATCGATCCTCGCCCGGACCTACAACCGGATGAGCGCAGCGTTACGTTCGATTACACCAGATCCAGCACAAAGCTTATGGTCGAGCGGCTAGAGACGGAGATCCCGCTCTCGTCGATGCTGAAGCTGCACACATTCGATTACGACGCATCGACGCTGCCGCCAGAGGCGAAGTCGACCGATGCAGATCTGTGCTTCATCGATGGCGAGCATACAAATCGAGCCGCGTTTAGCGACTTCATGAGCCTCTACAGCTTTACGAAAAAGGATTGCGTCTTCGTGTTTCACGACGCAAATCTCGTCATCGACGCCATTGCTAATGTGCAGGCGTTCTTGGCTTACGAGGGCGTCAGGTTCGAAGCCATGGTGCTGCCGAATGTACTCTCGGCAATCTTTATCGGAAAATATGCAACACTGGCCGCCCCGTTGAAGCGGCACGCGGGGAACATGGAAGAGTTCTACAGGGCCTCGAAAGAGAGCCTATGGAAGGAGATCGCCAACTCCCGGGCCCAGCAGGGCTAGCTGCGCCGACGACGCTCCGCTACAACCCCGCCCGGTCGCACCGCGCGGGGTTGTAGCGCCTATGACGGTCCGTGGTGCTTCCACCAATAGGCCGATGAGAGCAGCGTCTTCTCATCCGCGGTAGTGGCGTCTTTCCCCACGATCGCGTGGCTACGGATATCAAGCTCTCGCCGGATCGAGTCGCGCATACGATCCAGCATATCCTCGACGTAGCGGTCGCCCTCGAGCTCAGCCCTGAGCACGTCGATGCTCAGCCCGACATGGAACGCGGTCAGGTCCGTCTGATACATGCCTCGCCGGCCGATGGAGATCGCGCCAGCGGCATGCTTGTCGCGCTCTGTCTGCAGCTCGGCACGTAGCTGATCCCGCTCCTCAATGAGCTTGCGGATCTCGTCCCTCAGGCCTTCGTCGCTCAC